ATTTAGTAACATCTATTTCTTCTGTAAATTCTGATACACCTATTACAAAATCTGATGGATTATATGTTACTGATGAACCTGAAATATCTGATGTTAGCGAAAAGGAACAATCAGTAAAATTAACAGGAGTACTGAACCCAATAGTGAGAAGATGAACGGGTCTAATATCATTTGTCGCTAGAGCCGTCTTTATTGCTGAAGTTAAGTTTCTCGTCATATTTCTCGTAAGTTGTTCGTTCTATTTTCTCAGTACCTTTTATCATAACAAAACTAAAACTTCCATCAGGAATAGTATTTTGTTTTAGATCGTTTTTTGTTTGGTCTAACTGAGATTCATCAATTACTTTTTCTGCTATGAAGTCAGCACTGACCCAATGTTTAACTAAATATTTTGTCATCTATAACGTTTCTTCAACGTCCATTTCGAATTGATACAATAAATTTCCATCTTTGTCATTACCAACAACGCCAAATTCTTGAATATCATTAGTCAAATGTACAGTAAATGGAACATTGTCGTATTGAATATCAGATGAAGTAATTGCAGTTGTTAAAGGTGGCTCAATAGTAAGTGAGCCTGTTGAAATATCTGATTGATCTGAAACTACCATATAAACTTTATCATGCGAAGCAAATTTAATAAAATCTCCAGCTTTTAATGTTCCTGTTCCAGTTCCACCTAAAGTAATTGATGTAGCACCCGCACTAGCTGTTCCATTAGGAGTTCCACTTGCTGTACCTCTAGCGTCTTCTATTTCTGGTGGAACAATAGTAAAATTTTCTTTACCAGAACGTTGCTTAACAATAAACGCCATAAGTTCGCCATAAACATCAGATCGTTTAGCGGCAATTATTTCAACAGTAAAAGACCAACGCTGATTATCTATTTGTCTTGAAAGTTTTTTGCCAGAAACAGATTTAGAGATAATTGTACTTTGAATTGATTTAATTCCTAAAGTTCTAAATTGAGCAGTTGATATTGGAAAAACACCAGACATTATATTAAACTTTCTCTACCACGTTCGTTGACAGCACTATTAATTAGTTGTGTTATAGTACCTCTTGATCTAACTAGCAAGTCTTCAAAACCAGAAGCGTCTAAAGTGTTAATGTTAAAATTAACTGTTGTTTGACCACCGCCTGTACCTCTAGCATTTTGAGTTATTTGACCAGATTGATTTGGAATGAATAATTCTGCACCACGCTCTCCAACTACTATTGGTTTTCCTTTTGATACTGCACCACCATTAGCAAATCTAGGAAGAAAAGATAAAGCTGTACTTACTAAAGTACTTCCCATTGAAGAACTACCACCAGAACTATATGCCGCCTGTTGTCTTTTTTCTTCTGTGATTAATTGTTCGATTGCTAATTGTGCACTTAACTGTGTAAGTTTTGCGTTATTTAAACCTATTAAAATTTTTTCTCTTACTATTTGTTCTATTAAAGTAGAAAGAATATTAACTAAAATGTTTCTGGCTAAATTTGCTAATACATCTTGTAAGCTTTCTCCAAAAACTATTGATCTTGCTAAACCTTGAGACATTTGAGTTATGCTAGAATTAATACCCTCAGCAATAGTCATCTCAACATTATTTAATTTACTATTTAATTTATTTAATTCACCCTCGTTAAGTTCTCTAAATCTAGCAATAGCTTTATCTGTTGCACTTGGTATTTCAACAGAAAGTTCATGTTCAAATTCATCTAATGGAACTAAAATTGATTTTTGAATTTCATACAACTTCATACCAGCATGAATTGAACCATCGTAAGGATTTGTAATAGACATTCTGTAGATTGCTTTTTGAATTTCATCTACACTTATAAAAGTTCTTCCTAATATTAATGCCATTGCTTGAAATATTCTTGGGTCTAAATTTTCTATACTGAAACTTAAATTATCAATCGCATCAGAAATTTTAACTATTACATTAGCCGTTTTGTTTGCAAAGCCTGTTGTTTCGTTAAATTTTTTAGTTAAGTTAGTAAAACTATTTACTATTCTTGTTGTTGCTTGTCCTAGTGTTGGTGCTAATTTTGAATAAGCTTCATTAATATTTTCTGTTTCAACTAATAATGCTTTAGCAATAACTTCAGAAGTAATTTTACCCTCTGATCCTAATTTTTTTAGTTCTCCTCTAGTAACACCTAATTGTTTTGCAAATATATCAAGTAATGGTGGAATGTTTTCAGAGATACTTCTAAATTCATCACCCTGTAATCTTCCTGAAGCAAAAGCCTGTGATAACTGTAGAATACCAGAACTTGCCTGTATAGAGCCTACACCTGCTATACCAATAACTTTGTTAACGTTTTCTGTAATCTGTAATAAATCTTCACTTGCTAAACCTAAACTTTGAGATTGTAATGCAAGTTTTTGATAAAGTTCAACCGTTTCTGCTAAACCCCCTCTAGTTCTTCTAGAGATTTGGAATAGTTCATCATAGACTTTATTAAGTTGTTCAGTAGAATTTGTTACAAGTTTTAATCTGTTTTCTAATTGCTGAACTGTATTTGAAAGTGTAAAAAATTGTTTAATGATAACAGATGAACCAATAGCAATTAAAGCATTCTTTAAATTAAAAACAGAAACTTTGCTTTTGTTTAAATTTTTGTTGAGATTGTTTAAAGCCTTTTGGGATTTATCTCGTGCTATTATATCTATCTTAATATCTGCCATTATTTTTTAAACCTTTTTGCTTCTGCTAATGATTTACTTGTTTTATATTGTTCTTGCTCTTTTTTCAAGTAGGCTAACCAAAGATTATAATGGCTTACAGGCATATCTAATACTTTTTGAATAGGAACTTTTAACCTATCAGCGATCACTAATATATTTAGGGTATCAGTGTCGCTTTCTACTTTTTTTCAGCGTCCTCGTAGAATGTGCCTTCAAGAATTTTTGAAGCAATAAAACCAATAACTTGTACGTCAGCTTTTTTCTTTAAAGCAAACTTATCTTCTGGTTGAAAGGCTTTAACTAGATCACCTTTTTCATTTTTAACTAACAGCTTCATCACTAGCAAATCAGCTAAAATACTAGAATCGTTTGAACCAGAACTTTTTAATTGTAGTTTAGTTTTTTCTTCAAGTGTTATAGGCTCACAATAAAAGACTGATGGATTTCCATTTTCATCTTTCCATTGTTCTACTTCGATTTGAATATGCTCTATACTTTCAAAATGAGATTTAACTCTATCAATAACTGACATAAATTAGATTAGACAGTTCCTACAGTTAAAGCACCTGTTCCTTGAAAAGTAATACTTCTAGCAACAACACCATCTAAAGTAGAGTTGATAGACATACCTGTTACAATACCAGAACCTGAATAAGATGCATCTCCAGCAGTATCACCCTCTGGTAATAATGTGAAAGTTAAACTTGATCCAACTGTGCATTCTTCTTGAGAAGTATCTGTTTCATCAAAATGACATTCGATAGTTCCTGAAAATGAAGTTCTTCCAGCAAGAAAAGTTTTTGCTGAATCTGATAATGCAGTATCTTCAACTACATCTGCTGTTGTTTCTAAAGTGAACGAAGTAACTTCGCCAGTAGTGTTAGCTCCTGTCTTTACTACGCCCTCTTTTCCGTGATGAGTAGCCATAATTATTCTCCTTTAATTCTTCTTGTTGTATGGTTTCTTTAATAGTCTTATATCCAAGTTTTTCATAATGTGCAAGATTGTTTTCATTAATTGTAATCTCGTCATTTCCTTTATACATTTTAATATCTTTAGCCATAGCCTATATTATTCCTTATCTTCTTCTTCGTCAATATCTTCATCATCTAAATTTTCAAAATGATCTAGTTCAGGAAAGTCTTCAATGTGTTCGTCTTCATTAAATTTGTCTATTCTTTGTCTACAATCCATTATTATTAATGATATTTCATCTATTAGCTTTTCAACTGTATCAAGTTTAGTTTCAATTTTATCTATTAGTTTATTTTTTTTAGACATTATGCAGTTCCTGATTGATGTTCGTATATTACTCTTACAACCATTGAAATAGCACCATAAGGAAATAATTGTCCAGCGTCAGTTTCTATTTCAATAACTTCTGTATCTAAAGCGTTCCCACCTCTTGTTATATCTTCTTCAAGTTTATTTTCTAATGCTTCAGCTAATTCATTTCTTGCTGTATCAATATTAGATTCTGCACCTTTAGTATAACCTGTAATTAAAAACTCTAATGTATTTATTCTTGTTCTTCCACCACTTCCTAATTCTTGATCTTCTTTTGTTTCTAATTGTGTTTGAACTAGAACTGCTGGATATTGTTGTTCAGATAATTCATCTAATGGAAAAGGTTGTCTTGTAGCTTTTTTAATAGTTGGACTACTAATAGCTTGAATTGAAGTTAATATGTTACTAGCAATATCTTCTCGTACACTCATAATCCTAAACCTCTAATTTGTTTTTCAATATATTTAGCAAAGTTTTTTTGAATTACACGTCTTAATTTTATATCATGATCAAAAAATCTTCTAACAGGTAATCTTCCAGCACCTGTTTGATGATACATTGCTTTTTCTGCTTCAAGATTACTTCTAAAATAAACGGAAGCCCTTTTTCTATTAACTATTCTTGAAGAAATATTTTGTAACATTGTATTTGTGTCTTGTAAATCAACTCTAGTTTTATTTTTTAATTTTGAATAAGCTTCTGAGTAAGGTTGAAATCTTTTTCTTTTGTAATCTAATCCAGCAGAAGTTCTTCTAATTATTACTTCTTTTAAATTTTCTCCCGCTTGATCTAATCCTCTAGTAATTATTCTAGGAAGCTTACCAATAAATTTAGCGTATCTACTTTGAACGTTGTTAAGGTTTGAATTTACTTTAATGTCTAACGCCATTATCTAATCAATCTACCGTAGCCGTGTAAATTTTCTCTTTCTGCAACTGATATAGTTTGATTATTATCAGCGTCATATTCAACACCATCTTCTAGTATTTTTTGAAACTCAATATTGTATTGGCTATTGTAGTATTCTATCATTCTTTCAAATCTATCTTTATCAGCCTCAGGTCTAAATTTTGTTAATGCTGGAAAGAAGAATTTACCTAAGAATAAATAAACACCAGCTCTTTTAAATTGATCTAAATTTACTCTATCGTTTTCTAACTCTACTGTATTTAAAACTGTTATATCTGTAAAAACATTTGTTTTGTATGTTTGCCACCATTTAATTCTTAATTCTCTTAAAATATCATCTGTTGTTAAGCCAAGCCATGTTGTTACTTTAGAATCATTCGAAGCTATACCAAAATCAAAAGCATCTGGTTGATAAGTTTGAACATCAGCGACTGTAATAACATTTAAACCTGTAAAGTTAGCCATAAAATCTCCTATTGGTTAGAAGGGGGAAGTACCTCTCGGCAGTGTCCCCCAACTAATTCTATTTATTAAAGTGCGCCGTCTACTGTTACTTGGCAACCAAAGTCGTCTTTGATTACACCTGTACCGTAAGTAACTGTACCTACGATCTCAGTAGCTCTTAATGAGGCATCTCTCTGAGTTTCAATTTTGAAGTCTGACTTCATAGCTAAACCTAGAGATTGTGGGTGGAATACACCACCAACAATGTCATCATTAACGTCTGCAGCAATGTTTGCATTTTCAAAAAGATCAATACCAAATACTGTTCCAACGTAACCATTTCTTAAAGTTTCGTTTCCAATATCTGACATAGCATTTGCGTTAGTTGAGTAACCAGCATTTGCTAATGCTTTTTTCAAATTGAACATAGCTTTAGGACTGAACACTCCATAATAAGGTCTTGGAATGTTTAATGATCTTAAAGTTGCTTCAGCAGATAATAATAAATCTGGAGTTAACTCAGTTGCTGCAGCACCAAGATCATTACCTGTTGCAAAAGAACTAAATAGACCAGCTAAATCTGCATCTACTTTTTTAGCAATAGCTTCACCGAATAATTTTCCGATGTCTGCTGCTACATCTCTTGAAGCAGTGTCCCGCCCTAGATCCGTAAGTGTCGTCATCACGCCCACCTCACTCGCAGTAATAGTTGCTTCAGTTGGGTTGATTTCTGTATTTGCTAAATCAGTTGCTTCAGATACTGCAGATGCACTGATGTTTGGATATACTGGAACAGCAATTTGCTTACCAGCACCACTTATGTTGTAAGTCGTAACCAACGGTCTCATTACAGAAGTTTCTTGGAAGTTAAAAATAGCTTCTTGAATAATTTCTGTATATAGTTCCGATAGTGTAGACGATGTTGTTTCGTTAGCCATCTTATTTACCTATATTGTTAATTGTTAATTGTTAATTTAGGATTTAGTTTAAAACCACTTCTAGACTTACGCATTTCTGCATAAACTTTTCTATCAGCAGGATTATTCAAATCCAAGTCGCCTATTGTTTTGGGTTTTTGGCTATTACCACCGATAGCATTCTGACTTCCTGCACCAGACAAAGACCCTTGACGGAAATGTGGGTTGCTATCTAAAAACTCCTTAACTCTTTCTTCAATCGTTAAAGGTTGTCCTTTTTCGTTATATCTGATGTTACCATTATTATCAAGTACTTCTGTTCTGCCATCATCAGCTAATTGTATTTCTGATTTTAATAGTGCAACAACTTGATCAGGATTAACTGCTCTATTACTAGATGCAACTGAAAGAATAGATTTATCAACTTTTTCCATTTTCATTTGTTGTTTAAAAGCAGATAATTCTTGTTCTTTTTCAGCTAGTCTATCTTGCATAATTTTTTCAATTTCTGCTTTTGTTTTAGCTTCCTCTACTTGTTTTTGTTTAACAAGTTCTTCTTTCTGCTTTTCTTCTTCTTGAAGTTTCTTTTCGTATTTTTTTCTTTCAGCCATAATTCTAGATTCAATTATGCTATTTAATTGATCTTGTGTGAAAGTTTTTGTTTCTGTATTTGTTTCAGTAGTTTCTTGTTTTACTTCTGTATTCTCATTTAAAGGTTGAGAAACCTTATTTTCTTCTGACATATTACTCCTTATTCAATTATTAGTTCTCCGTTATCGTTATACCAGTCAGGGTTAACGTAACTCCATTGATGACGGCAATTATATCCACCTCGAACAATTAAAGGATCGCCAGATTTTTTACCTGACCAACTTTTTCTTCTCCAAAGTGCCTTGACTTCATCAATCGTAAATAGTCCTGATTTTCTTTTATCATATCTTCCATTTCTTACAAGTGCGCAATGTTCTCTAGTTGTAGCAATAATACTGCCAAAATATTTAACCATTTTAAGTCCAGCTTGATCAGATTTAAAAGCGTTTAATTCAGCATCAAATTCTCTTAAAGTGTCATTTAATAGCTGTCCTGAATACTTTTTTATGTTTTCTCCAGCACGATCACTAGCGTATTGCGATTGTAAGATTTGAACATTTTTGTCTATTTTAGTTTTTAGAGCCTTTGCCAAAGCAGTTCTTTTATCTAAACCTCTGTATTTAATTTCATCTAATTTAATTTGTTCTACCAATGTTCTAATCTCTTTTTGATCTGCTCTATGGTATATTCCATTAATAGATTTTCTTAATTCAAATTCTAATTCTGTTGGAGTGTTTCCAAGTAAAGTATATTGATAAACTTTCTGGTTTAATATTCTAGTAAAAGTGTTTGATATATCTTTAAACTGTGTGAAAGATTGTTTTTTTAAGTTTTGAATTAAAGTTAAATCAGCTTGAGTTAATTGTTGAAACTCTACAGGAATATTGCCAATTCTTTTAAAAGCCTTTTCAATTCTTTTAGCTTGTTTATTAAAACCCTCTCTTACAACTTTATCTGCCCAAGGTAAATATTCTTGATCTAAAACTTTTCTTATTTCTGGTTGAAAATTTACTGCTGATTTTAAATTAAATAATTTGTTACCCTCTGTAGGTAATTTGGTATTAACAAGATTAGCAACTTGTCTTTCAATCTTATCTAGGGTTTCTATTAGTTGTTCATAATATTCAGCTTCAGCAATTTCAACTTGCCTTATACGGTAGTTTGCAACATTTTCTATTAAGTCCGCCATTCATTAAATTTCTTCTTCTTCTACTTCTTCTTCAACTTGTGGTGCTTGAACTTCTTCTTGTGTAAATTGTCCTAGTTCTGCTTGTTGTTCAATTTCATTAAATATTACTCCAAGTTTTTCATCGTTATCTACAACTGATCTTGCAATTTCTTTATCAATTTCTTTTTGTAAAGTAGGTGATTGAATATTAATTGATTTAGCTTGTTGGTAAAATACTAAGTCACTTGCATAATCTCTTATATTGAAACTATCAGGATAATTTATTTCTCCATCAAATTCTTTATTTTGAAACATAGCAAATATTTTAAATAATTGTTCTTCAGCTAATTGCATATAATCTGCTTTTTCAGATAGTCTTGCATTTAATAATTCAAATTCAGTTTGTAATGCTATACCACTAGCAATTTGTGTTTTAGTATTTCTTACAGCACCAATATGGGATATTCTATTAATAGCTTCAACTTTGTTTTTAATAGATTCCATAATAGCATCTAAATTTTGTCCTGATGGTTGTAATAAATATGGTTTTAAATTTGGTTCCATTTCATCTGGTATTTCAATAATAGCGCCAGCACCTGCACTTGCATTAACACTTGGGGTTTTTACTAATGATGGGTGGTTGGTTAATCTAATTAATTGTTCAATTTCTGAATATTCATTGTAAATAGATTTTTGTAAATCAGCTATATCAGTAAGGTCAGATAAACCAATTCCTTTTTTATGTGATTTAGTATTATATAAAATAACTACAGGAATTTTACCTAATTTATTTTCTATTGTATCTATTAATTGTGGTTCCTCATAATCTGCAGTTTGATAAACTGTATCAATTTTTTTAGGTGTCCATATTCTAAAATACGTACCACCATTTTTATCAACTTCTTCTCTAACTTTTATATAATCTAAAACATATCTACCATTAACTTGCCTTTTAAAATTCCAATCAAATACATTTTCTGGTGTAGCGATACTAACATAAGGTTTAATATCATTTTCTAATTCTTCAGCTAAAGTGTTTGTTGTAAAGTTAGGTTTATCTAAAAATAAAAATACATGACCATAAATAGAAGCATAATTTTGTGCTTGTTGCATTACTGTATTAAAGTTGTTACCCTCTAAATCTGCATCTTTTAAGAATGATTTTAAAATAGGGTCTTCTTGCATACTACCGAAGTCTCTACTAGGTTTAACTCTAAATAAAAATGACGAATAAATTTGAACTACATTTTTACAGTGGTTATCTAATGCAGTATTACCTAATCTTTTTGCATACTCATTATCAAGTTCTAGATTATATCTATGTAAATATTGACCAGCAGAATAATCAAAGCCACCATTATATGATCTGATATAAAACTCCCATTTATTAATTGATTCTTCATAATCTTTATGAACATTTATTATATCGTTTCTTGCGTATGCCATTATATAGCCCACCTTTGAGGTTTAAATGATGTATTTTGTGAAATTAAAGGTTTTACTATTTCTATTAAATATCCAATGCTATCGTTCATATGGTCAAAGCCTTCTGCCTTATCAGGTATATTTGTGTTTTCCTTATATATTTGCCTTTGTAACCCTTTTATGATCGTTTTGCAAGATGGATTAACATAAATATATCTTTTTCCGTTTGAATCTTTTAATCGTGAATTAACTGCATTGATACGATCTCTTACAGGACTATGTTTTAATTTACATTTAACATTGAATCCAGCATTTTGTAATATTGTTAAATCAGTTCTACCACCAGCAGAAGTTTTTCTTTGTCTACAAGCTGGATCAGGGTACATAAATATTTTCATTTTACTTCCATATCTATCTTTTATTTCCTGTACCATTTCATCTGTATTACTTGAATAAATTACTATTTCGTCAATAAAATGAATAATATCTTTATCAATTTGAGCTATAGATGCACTCATTGGGTCCACATTAAAATCTAATCCAATGTGTAAAGGTTTTGACCAATCTATTTCTTTTTTTTTAACATTGTCTACAGGGTGGAAATTATAATAAACTGCACCAGCATAGTTTTCAAATGTTCCCTCAAATTCTTGTCTAAAAGTTCTAATATCAATATCTTGTTTTGCTTGTTCTATTTCTTCCTTTGATACCATACCACCTTGTAATGTAGTAAATTGAAAGCTATCCCACTCGCTATCTTCTTGTCCTTTCATATACATACGATATGCCCAGTTACCATAACCTTTAGGAGAACCACACATAAGTACATCACCTTCAGTATCAGCTACAGATGCTCTCAATACTTCTGTCCAAGCTTTTTCATCAATATCAGCAAACTCATCAAGAATTAAAAAGTTTAAACCTGTACCTCTAAGACCATCATAATTTTCACAACCTTTTAAAGATATTTTACTACCTGTTTTTTTTATAGTTATAGTTAAATTAGATTCATTAATATTGTCTATCCAGTTAAAACTATAAAGCATTTCTTTTAATTGAGACCAAACAATTTCTCTAGCCATTTTAAATGTTGGTGCTACATACCAAATATTTTGTTTTACTTTAGCAGCATATTTCATCATTTCAGTAATACATAAATAAGTTTTACCAAATCTACGACCTGAAACTAATACTCTAAATCTTTTTTTACTTGATGAAACCTTATGTTGGGGTTTTGTTAGCGTGATTTTCATTACAAAAATAAGATATATATAATTTTTCTGCGTTTATTTCTTTTTCTTTTAACTCAGCAAATTTAATAGTCAACTCTGAACCAGCAACTACACATTCTGTCCAAGTATTATAAGCTGGTTTAATTGTCATTGTGTTATTACAAAAACCTGTAACTGCAGAACAAATAGTAAAAGCTAAAATAAATTTCATTATTTAGACTTTATAATTTTTTTGATTGATTTACTACCATCAATATTAGTTTCTATTTCAGCTTGTACTTCTCCACACATAAACTGTTTATTAGCCATATCTATGTTTCTAATAGCTTCTCTTTTCATTTTTAAACAAGTTGATAAACTATCTTGTATTCTATGCTCTACAAGTTCTCCATTAATAAATAAACATAATGCAAATACTAATTTAGTGATTACCATTTAATTTACCCAAGTTTGCTCTTACAGAATCTTTTAATTTCTCTACATCAATTCTAAGTCTTTCAACATCTAATTGTAATCTTTCAATATTAACTTTGTTAGTCATGTTTTGTTCTTGGGTTTTTTCAAGCTTTTCAACTTGTGTTGCAATATGTTCTAATAACATAAATTGCTCTTGGTCTACTGGTAATTGCTTACTTGCCTCTAATAAATCTTGTTGTTGTAATTTATCTGCTGTTTCTAAATTGTTAAGTCTTTCTACTATATTAAAATAAGCAAATAATCCTGTGCAGATTAAAAAAATTAAACCTAAAAGATTTCTAATTGGTAAACTTAAAGTTGTTGAATCTGAAACTTTCATAAGGGTTTTACACAAAGTGCTAAAAATAAAAATCCTAATATTAACCAACCTGTAAAATAATAGTTCATAGTATTACTCATAAATTATTTAGCTACTTTACCTTTGTTCACACCTTTTTTAATTACATAATCTCTAGTACCATTAGCACCAATATTAACTTCTTTTTTTAAATATTTTAATAGATTCATTTCTTTTAGTTTTTTTTCAGCCTGTTTTCTAAAAGATTCTAAAACTTTAGTATCACGCATACTATTCTCCATTAAATAAATCTTTAGGAGAAGTTTTTTTGTTTTTTCTTTTTTTTTTAGATTTTATAAAATGACTATCTACCCAATTAAACCAATTATCTATTAAACCAAAGAATTTATATAACCATCTATCAATCATGCTTTAAATCCTTTTTTCCAAGACTGAATAGCCCAATAAGCTGGAGATAAATTTTTTTGCCCTTTAACACTTGCAAGTATAGGTTTAAATCTAGCCATAAATGATCTTTGCCTAGCTGGTATATTTTTTTTAATAGACATACCTTTATAACCAAATCTAACAATTTTTACTTTGTTTGATTTTCTATCTTTTACATAAACACCAAATTTTTTAGATGCACTTGGTGTTCTAAAAGGTTTATTAAGTTTTACAGTACGTCCTTTGTATTTAGCCATATGGCATAAATATCACACTAATAACTTTAAATCTAATAGTTTTTTAATTTGAGCTACAATTTTTAAAAGATTATCTCTTTGCTTTTTTACTTCCTGTAATTCCCATCTTAGCTGTGCAATTAATTTACTTTCCTTGTCCACGATATTTCTTTTTACCTTTCTGTCTACGTTTATTTTTATTCATAGTTGATGTAATTGGTTTTCTACCAATAGAAGTACCTTTTTCAGTTTTAGTGTACTGAATAGTATTACCAAATAAGTTACCCTTCTTTTTGGCCATCTTTTATTTCTTCTGAAACTGTTTCAATTACCAAAGGTAATGGTTCATTATAATTTGTTTGTTCTATTTTTTCTTTTTGATCTAAATGTTGTTTGCCTAACCATATCTGCATAGGAACAGATCCACTTAATGCTTTATCAAATTGAGCTCGTCTTAAACTTATTTTGCCCAGTTCACGACCTTTTTTAATAAGGTGGACATAATTCCTTTGTAATGTTTTTGTAGATATATCACAGAACTCTGCAATTTCATCATATGTACAGTGCATTTGAGCTAATTTTTGAATAGCTTGCTCATCTACTTGTTTCATTGGT